GCCATGTCGTTATCCTAGTTTGTTTCCATCGTCAAGTTTGCCGTACGTGTCGTCATCTAATACTAGTAGCGCACCATTCGTGTTAACCGCAGACGGTGACAAATACAATTGTGTTTCCCAACTTTCGCCCGTAATTGTATGACGGATACCTTGCACCGTGACAGCCCGCCACAACGGGTCACCAACATTCGTTGGTGTAAAACTTACCGCCACATCGTCACCGAGGTCTAACGGTGCGACAGTTGGCACCGTCGTAGCCACATCAGACCGGACGTTGACACGTAACATGGTGATACGTGTACGAGGGTTTTTCGTCGCAGCTAAACGAGTTTCACCGATAGCCGTTGCATCATCCGGGTTGTCAATCAACTCGGCGTTCAATGACTGTTGGGCACGACCATACGCAGCTACTGACCCGCTGTCTTCCACCGTCACTGTGTCGGTCGCATACCTGACTGCAATACTGTTACGTATCGTGTCAATACTGTTTGCGTCAACGTCAATGTCACTAAACGGTGCGTCTGTTCCATTGTCGTCAAACAACCCTTTTATGTTGACGGTGCCGGTTGTGGTGCGTGACAACATTTGTACGTGTCCGTCACGGTTTATAAATATTTCGCCTTGCTCGGCGTTCGCTATCTGTTCCAAATAGTTTTGTGCAGACACACCACCTGACCGGTAGGCACCAACTGTCTGCACACCGGTTTCAATGTCACGCCACGCTGACGGCCACCCGGCATCATCAAGTGTCCGAGACAATCGCCCTGATGACGAATCACCTGTGTACCCAAACCCGGCTGCGTACCTGTCAGCAACTTTCGCAGCATCGAACGTGTCGTAATACACCGACATATGTGCGAACCTGTTGCTGTATGCGCCAAACACCACATTTCTAAAATCAGAACCGAAAGAATACGGGTCAACAGTGTCATTGAACGCAACGTTGTACACCAACGACCCGTTGAGATACAACAACACATTTGTGTCGTTCGCTGTCAACACAAGATGATTTATCGCTTCAGCGTTCAGTTGGGCACCGCTGATCCCTGTTTGATCGTGCCCAACAGTGTCGGTGTAATACCGGATGCGGTACAACGTCGAATCTGCCTCAGGTGATATTTCAAGGAAACTCAAATATCCGCCACTGTCATCACCAAACGCAGCAGAAACAAACGCTTGCCCGGTGCTGCCAATGTCAGCGCGTTCCTCATCCACGCTTTCCAACCAAACTTCAAGTGTTTTCAACGCACGGTTAAACCCCAACGGTTCACCAGTCGACCCGTAACCACCTGCGCTGATTACGTCCCAACCTGCAAGATGGGTTCCTGCAACATTTTTTGTGGTGTCATATCTGAACGATTTGTTGACTTGAACTGGAGCCGCAGCTTCTGTGAATGTTCCTGTGCCATCAAGATTGAACGACGATTTGACAGTGTTCGTGTAATCCCACAACCCATATTTCTGCGGTGACAAGTAACCACCGTCACGCCAATATTCTGGTTGCATTGGGAAGTAAATCGCCAAATTCGGATCAGACACCACTACTTGTTCATAGGCAGGGTTCAGCACAGTGTTCGACAACAACCTGTTCCCGTCCACTGCTGTGATCGTGGACACTGCGTCCACGTTTGGCATTTCGTAGACCGATGGCCAACCTTTCGCAAACCCGTAAAACAACGTCCACGTGTCACCGTTATAGTTTGCTTCCACCCGGATAGGCACCATTGGGTTAAGGTCACCGTAATACGGGCTTGACGTGTATTCCGGGTCAAACCTGCGGTCACGGTTATCTAACGCTATGTCGGCGGTGCCGGTCGCTGTTAACACAAACTCTGACTTTCTGCCACGGTTAATGCGTAACCGGCGCACCCATGGTGTAATGTCCTGCCAGTTAGGTGACGTGTTTAACGGTTGAGAACCAAACGCAGCTTGCACCGTTACGGTAACACCGTCAAATTGCGGTGAAACACCGTCATACGTTACGTCTGTCGCGTCGTACGTGTAGGTTGCGTCATTGTATGTGACCGTCATAGGTTGGTGCTCCCGCCGATAGGCGCCCCACCGATGGCGTAATACTCGTTGATTGCTTCAACCATTGTTTTGCCAACTTCTACCGGGTCAGTAATAACACCTGCTGAAATGTAGAAGTTGGCAGTCAACCCGTCTTGTGCGCCCAGTTGACGACCTAACCCGTACACAGTGGACGGCAACTTTTCTAATTCCGCTATAGACAGCCCTAAGCTGCCTGCGTCAATCGCTAGTTGTATGTCTGCGGGTATCTGACCGATAAGTGACAACAACTCTTCAAACTTCTCTAATGTTGCGTCAATGTCGCCTTGCTCTACAAGCGGTAACAATTCTTTGGCAAACTCAGCGTCAACAAGACTGTGCGCTTCCATTAAATCTTCTAACGCAAACAACAAGTCACGGCTACCCTGTTCAGAGTTAGTTTTCATAACGTCGTTAGCGTCTTGCATGTCTCGTATAAAGTCTGCAACCGCTTGGTCATCATCTAACCGGCCAAACAACCGTGACATTTCAACATCTGTTTTGAATGTTGCGCCGCGCAAGTCGTCCATACCAATGGTAACTTCCTGCAAGTCTTCAATTAACGCGTCTAATTCTGCTTGTTTAATGATGTCGTTGAACCGGCGTTGCTCCGCAGTAAACGACCCTAAATAGTCTGTGCCGTCAATAACGGTGTCATTCAACCGTCCTGCTTCTGCGCGTGCGTCGTCCATGGATTGACGCATACCTTGGTACTCTCGGCGCACAATACGTACTGCGTCAATATTTTTCATTTCATCAGTAAATAACGACTTGAACCCGTCACCTAAACCAACTAGTTCGTCATCTACGTTGTTTATGGTGTCAATGAATTGGTACGCAGCTTCATCGTTGCCTAGTACCGCTTCTGTTGCAAGGTCAACATCTAAACCTAACATTTCCATGGCTTTGCCAAGTTCGTCTGTCATAAACAGTTGTTTGACACCGGCCTTTGTTCCGTACTCAATAGCCTTTGTTTGGTTATTCAACGTTTGTTCTACACGGTCACCGGCTGCTTTTATCTCATTTTGTGCGGTTGTGTATTCGTTAAAAATGATTGTGGCAGCTGCCATGGTGGTTCCAAGTGTGCCAACAAACTTGTTTGCCGTTTTTGCAGACATGCCGAAACCCTGCATAGTGTTACTGAACGTCCGGAACCCAAACGCACCCGCAGTAGACAACACGATTAGTTGTTGCATACCTTTAGGTAACGCTGTAAACGCTTCTAACACTGGACTGACGGCACCCATGATGCCCTGCAATGCCGGTACAAGTGCTGCACCAACAGTTGCTTTTATATTTTCCATTTCGGCAGCCAAAATACGTTGACTGTTTGCCAGACCGTCAGACGTGTTAGCAAAGTCGCCAGACATCTGTGCGGTTTGTTCCATAATCAGCCCGTACCGGGCTTGCACCTTTTCAGCCTCAGTCATCGCAGCTGCATTGCTGGTTATGCCGTTTTCTAACGCATAGGTTTGTACGGCAGCTGCCGACACGTCAATACCGAAGGCACGCATAGGTTCTGTCGAACCCGCCAACGCACTTTGAAACTTGGTTGCCGCGTCCGGCACGTCAAGGTTCATCACAGACGCAAAGTCAGCAATACGTACGGTCAGTTCGTCCGTAACGTCAACAATGTCTTTGTCAGCGGTCGTTAACTGGCGTGTAAACCCGGCGAACTGCACCGCAAACCCGTTAAAGTCTTTTGCCGACAAACCAACTGCGGTTGACGCGTTCTCACCTAGTTTAAGAATACGGTCAGCTGCGTCACCGAAAGACACCGACACAGCGTTAGCGGACTCGGCAAGGTCACTAGCTGCACCCACCGCACCTTTACCAAAGTTGATTATCTCTCGTGTTGCAAACGCATTGACAGCGGTTTTAGCGATGTTGCCAAACTGCTTGTCTAGCCCGCCTGCTGCCTTTTCTGCTTCTGCAAACCCGGCTTTAGCCTTGGTAGCGTCCGCTAGCAAGTTGATAGATATTGACGCTTTTTTTGCAGGCATTAGACGTTCCTATTCCATATTTCGTACATCTGGTCAAGGTAGGTGTCCATCACTTCACCAACCCTTCTGTCTGCTGCATCATACAAGAATGGGTTAGGCCGAATATTACGATTAGCCCACCCAAAATGAATAGCGCCCGCGTACGGAACCCTTGTGCGACCGGCAGACACTTTTGCGCCGGACACAACTTTGTGCGCCCTAATCGTTTTTCCTAACCTGCCAGACCTGACCGGCACCAACCGTTTAGCCTCGTCAACAACAATTTCTGCTGCCTGATATCCGGCTTGTTTAAAATCTTCACGGGCTGCGTCGTCAAGTTTGACTAATGCCCGGCGCAGTTTGTGTAAACCTTCGACTTCAAACCCGATATTGGCACCACGTCGTTGGGTGCCAAATATCTGTTTGTTTAGTTCTAGGTCTAGGTTGGCCATGGTTAACCCTGTTGGTGGTCTAATAGCATTGCGCGCATCTCTTGCAATACTAGCGTTGGCGTGTCCATCAGGTCATTAGGTGCAATACCGGTACGTATCGCCATGGCTGCTACTTCCCGCGCCCAATACGTATTGACACGCGGTTTACCATCTACTCGTCTTTTGGGACTAGACGCACCTCAGTTACGGTGTTCACCCATTCTTTAAACGGTTTAAGTGTTGCACCGGTCACTTTGATAGCTGCAAACCCAAGATAGGCAAGACCCTTCCACGTTTGCTTTGTCTGCCATTCTTTAAACGACATATCTGTGTGAAAGTCCTCCCACGCAACAAGTGCAGGCAGGGTTATTTCATATTCGGTGGGTTCGCCACCGTCCATGGTCACTTCAATGACAAAAGGTAGCAATGTTGTCTCCCTTGTTAATGCTTGTTTATGTTACGGGGTTGTTGAAGGCGACAAGGTGCCACCGCTGAAGTTTGCTGTCACCATGGCTGCGTCACCGTAGGTGCCACCTGAAATGCTGCCGTATGAGGTAATCACGGTGTTGGTAATGTCATAGGAAGGGTTAGTTGCGCTAACGGTTCCTGAGGTTGGCACAATTGAAATTGACGTTGTTGACCCGATAAGAGGCCAAATTGTGGCATCGACACTTGACGCGTCAAAGTCTTGGTAGAACGTGATTGACCCGGACACCTTTTTGCGACCGGCGAGCGACTGATCCCACGTGTCTGACATGGCAGTTACGTCAACTTCGGTAACGTCCGCTGAAATAGTAACTGACTGTACGTGGTCACTAAGGTCAACGCTGTTGACCGTAACGGATACGTCATCATAAACAAACTTAGCCATTTTGGGTCACTTCCTCGTTTTCGGCCTTTTCAATTTTTGGTGTTGCTGTTTTCTTTAGGTGACCTGCCGTCACCAATGCTTCAATGTTATACCGTGCAAGGTCATCTGCGGTGACTAAATCACCAATTTGATAGCCCTTCACACGGTCACTCGTCACTTTATATTTCATGGTTCCACCATCACTTCCACTTCAAAGTCTACACCTAGGTAGATATCGTCACCGTAGCCAATGTTGCCAACGTTGTTAGCGGACGCTACACGAGCATACGACACGACACCGCCAAGTGTGCGGTCAGCTGCAAGCAACTGGTCAACGCTGTTGTCACCGTAAATAAGCGGGTCTAGGCGTGCAATGTTGTTGTCTAGGTCAAAACGTTGCACAAGGAACGTGACGGTAAAAAACATTTGCAGTAGACCGCGTTGCATTGCGTCACCGTATTCCACAGCGGTGGTGCCGGGAATAATGATTGCGGACGGGGTAAACGGCACTTCTGGCGGGTTGGCGTACACAACTTCAACAACGGTTGACGTGTTTAACTGTGTCGCCAACGCCTCTTTGATTGTGCCGTAGTCAGCCATCAGGCAACCCCAAGTAACTTCACGCCTTGCAATAGGGCTGCAACGTCCGGGTCATTGCGTGAAATACGCACCGCCCCAAACTCAGGGATGGAACCGGCTTGGAACCCTAACGGGGACGCTTTACGTTGATACAGACGGCATGACATTAACAAGGCTGCTTGTTTAATGTTGTCTGGCGGTGTTTCGCTGTACGCAAAC